GTTGATGTGTCTGCATTAATCTCAAGGTTTAGCTCTCTAAATCTCTTCCTAGAACCCGGAGAGTCGTAATGATAATACGCGCTTCTCACAAATGATCCAACTGTGTCCCCATCAAAACTCGTGCCAGAATCAAACTTCCTAACATAGCCGTCATCAAAGCCCCCATACAATACTTCAAATCCGTTAGCATCTTCAGCGGAAGCCGTACATTTAACTTGATGCGCCAAAGTGAAAGGCATCAATCCCTGATTCTTTTTATTGATGAACGTCATTTCAACACCAGTCTTATCATCAAAAAATAAACGGTATTGATTCTTTCCTCTAACTCTTAATGACCCGACCGTGTTATTCTTTTTGCTTTGTATGTAAGGGTCAATTTTATCAGATGCTACAGCAGACTGGAAGTCGCCAAAGTACTGAACCGTAAAGATAGAAGTTATTCCACGATCATCTAGAAAGAATGTCTGATCCATCTTCTGCAAGGTGTAAGGTATCGCGCCCGCACCCGCATGAAACTTCCTCAGTTCCCAGTCAGCGGCAGAGGTTCCATATAACATGTAAGCGTCGTTCCTAGTAAAGACCGACATTACGTTATTAACCTCTGTAGAGAATCCACTTACATCATCACCGATGGCAAGTTCTGCTGCACCCGTCACAGCATTCCACACATTGGGCGTCACAATACTAGAGTGCTGTATGGACCCATTAGGGTAGGATAAAAATAAATGTTTCTGATGGGCAGATATGTGTTCTGGAGTATCTGTTTCCATTCCTGTTTGATATTTAATAAACGTGGTGCCGTCCCAAGAGAATGCATTATCTACTGTATTTACCCCATACATGGTAAAACCAGTCGTCTCACCTCGAAAGTTATAATTTGTAAACTCATAAGTTCCGCCCGGTTGGATGTCTTGCGCGTACTGCGTTCCATCTGCTACCGCAACTTTGATATTGCTGGGTTGACTGCTACCATTTACGGTGGCATGATCTACCCCATTAATATTAATGGCTTCACTAGCCGTCCAAGTTCCAGTATTATTTTTAACAGATATATACCCAGCCGCATCACCATCACCAATAGTTCCGCTTGAAATAGTTACGCTAGTAACTACGGCAGTCTTTCCAGAGGACGCCCCAACTATAGTATCCCCCTCTGATATTTCTATTGACCCAGAGTTATATGCCAGCAACGGCATATTAAGGTCTTCATTATCGGAGAATGTTCCAGTAATATTGGTAAGAACCATCGCACCTGCGGCACCAGTTGTCCACTCTCCATAATACGTGATGCCCATCAGGTCTCCTTCGGCACCACTGCTATCCCCTTTAATAGTTGTGGCTGTTCCAGTATCGCCGGGGATAGGTTCTCCGCTTGCGGTGGTACCATCAAAGTTTAGCGCGGTTCCAAGATCAATTTCCTCCCATCCTGTTGCGGTGCTCTTATGCATTCCAGCAGTAGCGCCACCGCTCTTATTTCTAAAGGCGTATACATCTCCATTAAAAACCCACACACCCATTACGTCCCCCTCTCCGGGGACAATATTAATAATGCTTCTTTGATCCTCAATCGCTGCCTGAAGTTCAGATACAAGTGATGCGTCTACTTCGGCATCTCTTAATACTGGAGGACCATATGAAAGACCCGTGGCAAGAATGCCCATTAACCAACCCTAAAGACCGACATCTGTCCGTAGTGCATTTGGAAATTCTCAGAATTACTTGCATGACCATTCTTAACTTGAGCAAGAACATCTGTGTAAGTAGTATGGCCCGTGGTATCAATAATTCCAGAAGCAGACACCATGTTCTCTAAAGTAGCAACCACCCTTTGAACAGCCGCATCAAACCCCGGATACACAACTGAACCTCCAGTATCCTGAGTCGCAATTCTGAATGTCCATATTACAGTGTCCGTGCCAGTCTGAGCAAAACTTACACCCAGATTAACCATAAAGAACCCCTTGTCGTATATCCTGATTCTGTCGTTAGCAAAATCAGCGTCGGTTCCTACAGTTGTTGCAGACACAGTTCCAGTATCATCAGGACCATTAGCCCCAACTGAATCAGCATTCCAATCTATTGTTGCGGTTGCTAACGATGCAACCGCTTGACTGGCTGGTGTTCCCGCTGGGGAATATATAGTTCCATATCCGCCCATGCCTGACTCTGTAAATTGCCTGACCATCTGAGCAGTAATGGCGCCAGTAGTATTATTAGCAAAACTGGTGCCCGTCAGAACTGATCTTTCCTTTCTTAACGCTGTTGGTGTTCCCATTAGCCATACTCCACATTGAATGCGCTTCCAAAAGCGCTATCTTTATTTAGAAAAAACATAGTCTCTCCATCCTCCAGTGTTCCTGAGACCACAGTAAAATATACATATCCTTCCGCATCCGAATTAGAGAAAGAGCCCGCCTCATCATCTCCTGTTACATCCTCAATACTCACTTGCAATATTGAACCTATAGCCCCACTCGTCTCTCCTTTTACCAAGTCTCCTTGGGAAGGAATTTGCATATCAAATGCAGTGCTGAAAGCGCTGTCAAATACAGAATCTCTAGCAGTGCCAACAGTAAAAGGAATCCTGTAATAGGTAATCTCTGAAGGTAGAGTCTGACCATCAAATCTTTCATACCCATCTATTCTTCTATAGCGCCCACGAATATCAATTTCAAAATTATTAGAAGCAACTAACTCACCCGGCTGCAAAGCCAAGGAGGGATCTACCATATTTACTCCACCCTCAAAGGGGAAGTAAGTAGATTGCAACCTGCTAGGCTTAATATCTCTGTTTCTTAACTTACTCATTCTGGACGCACCACAAAATTGAATAAGTCTTGAGCGGTAGCCATTCTTCTATTCTTCTGCGAAGGTAGTTGATCTGCTTCTAACTTATCCAATAAATCCTCAAACTCCGCTAACGCGCCAGCCATAATTTCTGGAGCATCTTCATTCTCTGCATAATACATCTTGGCTCGGGCTATAATTATCTTCTGGAACCTTGGGGGTATAGCAGAGACGTCAGCGTCTGCGGCCAACACGGTTGGAGTCGCCCAATACTCAGCCTGTACTGCGGTAGCAGAACTGGGAGTAGGATAGAAGTCTAATGTGTTATCAGGGTGAACAGAAAAAACTTCTGGAATATCAGAATCAACTGTCCCATACTTATAATTTTCCCTGTATTCATTCCACGGTTCATATTCTAAAATTTGATAAGACTCTGAGGTTGGGTCCCACACAACAGAGCCAAGCTTCCAATTGCCCAAGTCAGTTGGAAAAGCACCCGGAGAAGTATTTGTCGCCGCAAGCGTAGCCGTACTTGTAATTGTTGTCATGGTTGCAGTAGACCAAAGGTAATCCCAATCAAACCATCGACTCTGTATGTCTTGATCTGCTTGAGCCACGTAACGAACAACAGCATTCTCTTCCTCAGATAAAGAAGAAGAAGTAACACTTGACGGGCCTGTACCGGGAATTCCAATGTCCCTAGCCATATCTTGGCATAAAACTAAATATGTGCTCATTTAATATTTCTCAATATATCCTCTACTACATTTTTTGGGTTTATCTTTGCGGCGCACATGGCGCCCCCGGTTTCCTTATCTCGGTTACATGTACTAAATCCGTAATGCATCTTGTGACATGGAAAGCAATAATCTGGATAATCCTCCGGCCCGAGAGCTGTTGTATTTTTCCAGTGTTTAGATAAGTTTTCGTGAGAAGAATGAGACAGCATTACTGTCTTATGGCAATCCAACGTAGAAGCCGCATTCAACACGCCTGTTTCTGGTCCTACTACGACATCACAAACATCTAGGAAGGCAAGAGTTTCTCTAACTGACCACTTGCCTGATTTTGTAACAACTCTTTTTTCACCCTCCCATCCAACCTCTAATAGTTCGCAAAGACTATCCCCTACAGTGACAAAAGATAAATCTTTTCTATCCATTAGGATTCTAGACATTACTGCATCAGTCCAAGGATAAACTTTATGAACAGATGAGCCGGAGAGAGCCCAAAGAATTACATATTTTGATTTAATTTTTTTACGCTGCCTTCTAGCATGCTTCTTTTCTTCTAGAGTGGGGTAAAATTTAGGAAGAAACTTATAAGGCAGCCCAGCTATGTCATGAGTTCTTTCCATATAATTTACATTATATTTTTCATGAATCTCTTCTTTAGAGAGATTAAAATCTTTACTGCTCTCTACCAAAACTCGCTCCCCACGAATTTCCTCTTCGCGTTCAGGAGTTAATAAAAGAGAACCCTCAATTGATTCAGAAAGCTGGACAAATTTATCAAAGCACTTCTCTAACCTTTCCCAGTATGGAGTCAAGCGATCATTAGGAACTTGATCTGTTTCTTGAACTAAAAGTTCATCAACATTAGGATCACTCTCTAATATTTCCTTTCCCCGCTCACTAACATTTACACAGACACGGTATCCTTGTTCCTTGAATAAAGGAAACAAGGAAGAGACTTGTATCATGTCCCCCATTCCGCCGTATCTTACAACGCAGACAGATTTCTCTGTCCTTTTCCCTCCGAAATCAGCGAGGGTTAGTTCGTCCCATTCC